CTGTTCATGCACACGCAATTGCAGATGTGACGGATCTTCAGACGAAGCTTGATGGTAAGGCATCTGCAACTCACGTTCACGCTATCGCGGATGTGACGGGTCTTCAGACTGAACTCACATCACTTCAAACCGGATTGACAACTGTTCAAACTGATGTAGCAGGAAAAGCCAACACAATTCACGTGCACTCAATTACCGATGTATATGGTTTGAGCTCGGCGTTGTCAGGTAAAGCAAACCTTATCCACACGCATGGTATTGCTGATGTAACAGGTCTGCAAACGGCGCTGGACTACTCTGTATCCACTAAGTTGATTGCAGGATCGAACATTACACTTGACGTAAATCCTACTTCACAAGTAGTAACGATTAACGCAGACTGGGCCATGACGCCAAATGTCATGGTAATAAACTCAGTCAGCACAAACTATATGGTGGATGTCAGCGACACGGCGACATTAACAATGATCCGTGCGTCGTCACCGACCCCAATTACCGTCACGTTGCCAGACGACACGACTGCGATTCAAGTTGGTGCATACGTGGTCATTGGACAGTCTGACGATGGGCAAGTGACAATTGCTGGCGCTGCAGGTGTTACTGTGAACTATGTTTCTACCAACACAATTGCTGCAAAGCATGGAAAGGCAACTGCGATCAAAGTTGGTTCTAACGAATGGGACATCTACGGCGACTTGGTGTAAGGTCTAATTGTAACAACTTGAATCTCCGTTACAGATTGGACAAACCTCAAACCTCGACTCGGGACGATTGAGACAGCCCCTGGCATATAATGGGAACTATGGATCCCATTGTCATCAACAAAAACCGAATTGACCTAGATGAAGCCTACCTACAGATGGCTGAGATCTGGGCAAGACGAAGCAAAGCGAATCGAAACCAGGTAGGAGCATTGATCGTCAAGAACCGCCAGATCATTTCTGACGGTTACAACGGCATGCCAGCTGGAGCAGAGGACGACGTATGCGAAGTCTACGACGAGCACGGGCAGCTGCTTACCAAGCCGGAAGTGTTGCACGCGGAGTCGAACGCGTTGCTCAAAATTACCGAGAACGGGGGTGTCGGCGCCGATGGAGCCACGATCTACGTAACCCTTTCTCCGTGTTTCGAGTGCGCAAAGCTTATCAAGCAGTCGAAAATCTCTCGCGTGGTCTATCGCCATTCATATCGAATGGCCGACGGTATTCATTTGTTGCGCAAGTACGGGGTGGAAGTGATCCACTTGCCGTCGCAATCAGAAACATCATCTCAAACATGCTCGACGCAGGGTCTGTTTGGGTCGCTCGAGCCATAAGGCTTGGTTTGCTGTTCAAGATCCCGAGTGAGATCCCGAGTGTCGTTAAGCAAAAACGTAAACGGATACGTTAAGATACCTTCATCTGGAGGTATCTTATGCTGAACACCGCTGCAACTCTGCGCAAGTCGTTCGTCGAACGCGAATTCTTTGACCCCACGAACGAGAAGCACCTGGCTTCTCTTGACGTCTTCCTCAAGACGGGAAACTGGGGTAGCGTGCAGTTCTATCCCGAATTGCCGTTCATCGAAGTGCCGACCACCGTGATGACCAAATACGCATTGCACATGCGCGGGGTCACACCTGAAACCGCTGAAGAGCATACAGCCCGCCTCGCTTCCAAGAATTTGGTTGTTCCCAAGAAGGAAACCAAGGAAGAGCATAAGGAACGGCTGGCTCAAGCCTCGGCCAAAATCAATGATGAGGTGTCCAAGTGATGCCCCGCCCGCCTGAACAAGTGAGCGAGGGATTTAACGCCGATCAAGCCCGCGAATTGGCTTCGGCGTATCACATCAACAAAGAAAACGCTTCGCGGGCTCAACTGTCAAAAGTGCTAGCGCAAATCAAAAAGCGCGCCGAAAACGGATACAACGTCGTCACTGTTGGTGTGTCTGCCGATTTGCCAACACCCCCATTGATCGAAGAACTTGAAAAGCGTGGGTTCAAGGCGGTGATCAGCAATGGTTACAGTACGTTGGAAGTTTCCTGGAAATGAAGACTCTTTCCACCGAGCTTAACGATCGAACCCTGCGTTTTGATGGGGTCTCGATCATACACGCAGATCAGGTTGAGAAGTTTCTACTCAAGGGACTCAAGCCTTCACAGATCCGCGTAACTGAGCTTACACCGGAAATCGTGCTCTTCAACGAGAATGTGACGGCGGCTGAGCGGCTGTCCGACAAGCTCGAAGAACCCATCTCGTTTTCGTTCACGTGGAAGATTCCGCCTGAGTATCTGAGCCTCGATGTCGAGCAGCACGTGCTGACGGTGTTCGGAGAACGTCTGCCTGGCCTGGCGTATAGCGACTCACAGACCGAAGTCGCCATCGCCAGGGTGGCTCAGGAGCTCGAGGAATTCAAGCGCCGTGGCTTGACAAACCTACTACGAGTCATTATCCACATTCTTGACAAGTTCAAAGAATCTGGCCAAGTCTATGGAGTTGGACGCGGGTCTTCTTGCGCCTCCTTCATTTTGTTCTTGCTTGGTCTTCACGCCGTAGATCCTGTCAAGTATGACGTTCCCCTTGAGGAGTTCATGCATGACTGAACTTAATGAAAATCAGTTTGCTCTAATCTGCTCGATTGTTGGGGTGTTCGCTGTCATCCTAATTCGCGCGTATGTTGCATGGAAAGATCGCAAATGATCAGCATCCTAATTCACAAAGCCACCCGCGGTACTCGATTGGTCGACAAGGGCTTGAGCCTTCAAAAGGCTCGGGCTAAGGGTATCTCCATCTACGAAGGCTGGAAAGCGCTGAACTCGTCGTTTCCTGAACTCACCGTTTCGGGGGTCTGCGTTTTGCTTGTCAAAGACGCAGACGCGGAAGCTGTCATGTGCGACCGCCGCAACGTTGACCCGCGCGTCCTCGAACAATACGGGTCATCCTGAAAATCTAGGGCTGGCGTGCTCATTGCGCCGGGAAGGGTAAATAGGGAATGCTCGTGAAGGGCAACTATACCCATCCAGGAGAAATTGCACATGTCCAAAGCAATTCGCAGCGCACGCGGCGACCTTGTGAACTTTGAGTTGCTCGCGATCAAGTCGCAGCTGGCCTCTGTTCCAGTGCCAAAGCCAGTTGAAGAACGCAAAACTGCCATCGAAGAACGCGAAGGCATCAAAACTGTTGAGTCCCCCGCAGTGGATGAGCTGCTTAAGGTAGCCCAAGAGGCCGCGGCTACTTCGGCGAAGACTTCGCCGAAGCGAAAGTAACCCGTGTTCCATCAGGCCGACGGGTTATTCATCGGGCGGCTAGAAAACGGAGATGTAAGGTTGGTCAAGCTTGATCCAGCCTTTGCCCGTTTCCAGTTTTCGATACAAACCTAAAGTTCGGGTGTCTGGTTCCTTCTTTTCCAAAACCTAAAGCTTGCCCAAGCGCTCGCTTTGACGGGAAAACATTCACTCCATCTACAGTACAGGCCGAGCCGCGGGCTTCAGACATTTTAAGTGACCAACCTTCGTCTCTAATGCGGTGCGCGGCGGCAGAAATTCTTTCGCGGTGTGCTTCTGATTTTGGTTTTCCAAGTTTAGCAGCTGACTGTTTGGCCCGTGTTTCAGCTGAGTGCGGTTTTCTATCAGTTCGCTGTTTAGCTGAATCAGACATTTTCTTTCTAGTTTGATCAGAAACCAATTTTCCGCGTTGTGCATCACCTATGCTAGAGCTGCACAAATTTTCACCCCCACCAGAAAGTAAGTTCATACAAAGTGGATCTTTAAGCGTTTCTAAATTGACCAGCGCCGCCTCTCTAACCATGAGCTCTTCTCTGGAATTCACGAATTCGATGATTTCAAATTGGTGCTTGTCCTTGCCGTGGTACTTGACTGATCGCCTTATTCGCTTACCTGAACCAAAGTAGCCGTCGTCCAGATTGTTGGTAGAATGTAATCCGATGTAGTACGCGCCGTCAAATCGCGTGATCTTGTAGATGTAGTGATATTTCTTGGGAGTTTTCATGTCTCTATCCAAATTGAAACCGTTAGGCAATACGGTGCTATTTACATTTCTCGATGAAACTGGTGGCGCCAAAGGTGCCTTTTCTGAGCGCACTCGTTCCGGCCTGATTATTCCAAAACTCCAAAGCACTCAGAAGGGAGAGCGTTGGGGTCATGTCGTTGCCGTTGGCGATGATGTGGTTGGCGTCAGTGCTGGAGACTACATCTTGATCGAGCCACTGATGTGGACACCTGGCGAAGTTTTTGAAGGTGAAAAGATCTGGAAGACGAATCATGACAAAGTCATGGTCGTTACCAACGATTTGAACCTGACAGTTTCTTTTTGAGGTGACTATGAACATTCGAGCGATTCAAGATCGAGTAATCGTTGAAGTTGAATTCAACGAAAACGTCTCTAACACAGGCATCTTCCTCGGTGAAGGTGAAGCGAAGAACGAAGGTACGGTGCTTGTTACAGGTCCAGGTAAGGATCATGGAATGAGCGTTAAAGTCGGAGATCGTGTGATCATTGATCCAAGTATGGGTCAGAAGATTCAGATCGCCGGAAAGAAACTCCTGGTTTTGCGTGAAGACGATATCTTCGCTGTAGTAGGTGAATGATGTCTTTCGAGAAGCTCGCCGAATTGGCTGTAAAGTGTTGAACACCGTCAATGAAATTAAACGCAGGGCCTTAGGCCGATATTTTGCCAAATGATCTTTATCCTCATCACTTTCCTTGCCGCTTTTCTGATTGAAGGTCTGGGCACTGCCGTGTCCGTGATCGGCTTAAGCACGCTCTTCGGCGCAAACCCCATCATCATCGCGCTCGCCATTTCACTGGATGCCGGCAAGTTGGTGGTTGTATCGTTGCTCTACAATTACTGGAAGCAGATGGGGATCGTGATGAAGTCCTACGCCGTGCTAGCGTCGCTGGTCACCATGATCATCACCAGCGCTGGTGCAGCGGGATATTTGACGGGTGAGTTTCAAAAAGCTATCCTTGGCACACAAGAAACTGAACTCAAAGTCAATGTGTTGAAGGAACAACAGGCCAAGTACGAAGAGCGTAAGAAGCAAATCGACAACCTGATCGCAAACCTACCTGAGAAGACCACGGTAAATCAACGCATTCGTTTGATGAAGCAATTTCAAGACGAGCAGAAGGCGCTTCAAACGAAGATTGAAGAAATCGATAAGCAACTTCCAGAGTTGCAACTTAAACAGATCGGTGTTGAAGCAAAGGCGGGTCCAATCCTGTACATCTCGAAAGCCTTTGAGGTTCCCGTTGAAGTGGCCGTTAAGTATGTGGTGCTGCTTATCATCTTCGTATTTGATCCACTGGCAGTGTTCTTGATGGTGGCTGGTAACTTCCTCCTTGAACAGCGAAAGAACCAGAAATCGGCGCAACCATCAGAGAAAGATGGTACTCCACTAAACAGCATCATTCAGGAATTCTCAGATGATGATCAAAAAATCATCCACGAGAAGGCGAATGCCTTGGCAGCTGAGATGAAAAAGCCGAACGCGGAAACTATCGCCGCTCTGCAAGAAGCACGTGAAATTACGGAACGCCGCAATGGGGAGAATCACCCTGAGCGTGGACGGGCAGAAGAATCCTTCATACCAAGTGTCGCCCTTGCTGAAGATGACGCTGGTGATTTTCATTCGAAATACGATCCACGGTTCGAAGAGTTGGTTGGTGAAGAACTTATTGCCGAGCCTACATTGAGTGAGCCGGTCACACCTGAAGCGCCCGAGCCTCCGTCAACGGTGGCACCGACCTCTGAACAAGAGCGTGAACAAATCCATTTGCATGACTTGAAGCCCCACCGATCACTTCTGAATGACGCTCGAAACGATGAGGTTATTCATTTTGACCAGACCCCGCAACACAGCGTTCAGCATTCCATTTACAAGAAACGCTGATCTTTTACCTCTGAAACAAAGGTGACCAATGGTCACCTTTTTCGTTTGACCCACTTACAGGTTGCTGTGCGAAAGTTCCCAGCATAAAATTGAACCCTACGAGGAGAGCATATGGAATTTGTTGGATTTGGTCTAGGTCTCGCAAGAAGAAGCCACAGCATAGGCCAAGGAAAAGGCGATCATTCTCGCTCGCAAGGGCTTTGAAACTACCAGGTTTGAATAATATGACACTCCGTAAACTTTGGGTTGAAGCCTATCGTCCGAAGAAGATCGCCGATGTGATCTTTGCGAATGACAAAGAGCGCAAGGTCTTTGAATCCATCATCGAAGAAAAGTCATTGCCGAACCTGATGCTGATAGGTGTCCAAGGTACTGGCAAGACCTCACTGTCGAACGCACTGCTCAATGAGCTCGGTGTTCTACCAGAAGACACACTGCGCATTAACTGCTCTGACGAGAAGATTGATGCCATTCGTGAGAAGGTAAAGACCTTCGCGTACACCATGGCGATGGGTGACTTCAAAGTCTGCCAGCTCGAAGAAATGGATCACTTGTCGCTTGACGCGCAAGCTCTGCTTCGTGTGCTGATTGAAGACGTGAGCTCCTCATGCCGCTTCATCGCCACTGGTAACCACGAAAACAAGATCATCCCAGCGATGCATTCGCGGTTCCAAGAGTTCCGCTTCTCGCGCCCTGATCGTGAGCAAGTTCTGCTCCGCATGGCGGACGTGCTTGTGGCTGAGAACATTGAGTTCGAAGTTGATGACCTTGAGAAGGTGGTCGAAGCGGGGTACCCAGACGTTCGCAAGGTTCTGCAGTTGCTCGAAGCTGGTTCTAAGAGTGGCAAGCTCGCCATCCAAGGTGAAGGCGCTGTTGAAGATTGGAAGCTATCTCTCATCCAGTTGCTCGATACGTCAAACCTTCGTGACGCCAGGAAGGTAGTATGCGAGAAGTCTTCAAAAGAAGAACTTCAATCAGTGTACTCATTCTTGTATGCTAACATTCACAAATGTAAAAAGATCAAAGATCAAGACCAAGCAATTATTCTCATTGCAGACTATATGTTCAAACACGCATTTGCAGCGGATCCTGAAATTAATGTTGCGGCGCTCTTTATTGAACTTTCTTCGCTCTGTTCTTAGCAGCAAGAGATAGTGCAAGCCTATGAGCTTCTGTGAAAGGTGCTTTTGGTTTCCCCTTCGTGCTTTCACTCATCTTTCTTTTGGTTTCATCTGAAAGGTGAGATCCTGTTCTGGATTTACTTAGCGCTTGTCTGTGTTCTTCTGATTTTGGAACACCTCTAAGTTTTGCAGCTCGCTTTTCAATCTCTTCTGGAGATTGTTTCCTAATAGGTCTGAGTTTTGCCTTTTCGCTCATAAGACGTTTGGATTCCTCAGATCGTTTCTTTCCAGTGTTAGCGATTGCAATCTTAGCAATGTGCTCCTTTGATTTTGGTTTTGCCATATTGGTTTGATGCAATCGTCGAGCAAGTTCATATTCTCCAGATTTTAGGTTTCTATGATCCTTGTTTGAGAACGCCATTTTATGGAGCGCCCACATCATCTTTGTTTTCTCTTCTCCATCCACCATCTTGGTTAAAAGTAGATGACACACAAAGTGCTGCCTGGCGGACAACCTAACCAGATTTGATTTTGCATCAGATCCACCAAGACTTTTTGGAATCTTATGATGAACCTCGCAGTAGTTGCTGGTTACATCAGGGTTTTGTATAATTGCCAAGTACCACTTGGTGTATTTGTTGTCAAGAAACATATTTTCCTCTCAATGAGTAGAGGCAGTATTTACAACTTCTAGGAGATTTTAATGGCTGACACCGTAGATTTGAGATCAGAGGGAAAGAACTCTCAAAGCAAGTCAGCTGTTGAAAGCCGCAAAAGAAGAAAGCGTCTCAAGTATGAAGGATTATGCACTATTTGCGGTATCACCCCAATTGGTGGTTCCAGAACATCAGCTTGCTATGAGTGCTCTAAGTTGCAATCACGACGCACATATAAATCTGGATTGAGGTTCTTTTTGAAGTTAGTAGGTGCAGACTACGAGACGGTTGAGACACTTACCACGGAACAGATTTCGGAGCTGCTCAATATGGCAAGGATGAAAGAATGAGTCAGTCACGCTTGCTCTCGGCGATTGAGTCGATGTCCAACACCGCGGTCGGCTACTTTACCGCAATCATGACGCAGCTGATCGTGTTTCCATTGTTTGGCATCCACATCAAACTACACGAGAACCTTGTCATTGGCGCAATCTTCACAGTGATCAGCTTGATCCGTGGGTACATCATTCGCAGGTTCTTCAATGGGCTAAAATTCAAGGTGCAATTCAAAGCGGTGTCGTTTGCTGATGGATTTGCCGTAAAAAAGGGCATGTTTGGAATCTGGCGGTTCCACCGTGTAATGGATCCTAACGCACCAGTCGATGTCCATGCGCCGCTTAGTGTCATTCGAAAATTTGACACCTTGGAAGAAGCACTACAGTTCATCGGAAATAATAATGGCTGATCGCGATGCATTTGATCTTTTTGCTTTTCTTGGGCAATTAAACCGCCGCAACCTCCAAGCGTACGACCAACTTACAGACGAAGGTAAGAAAGCCGCTCACCCGCTGGTGATTATGAGGTGGTTGTCTGGCACCAGCGATCAGGCACAGATCGTTCGACTGAACGAGTTCGCAAACAAGTACGTCTTCAGTCTTGGTGCTGAAAAACCACTGCTGTTCAAACTTCTGGCTGCTTCATGCACCGGGAAGGTTGGTCGCACTCAGTGGATTAAAGGCCCAGGTGGAACATCAACCCGTCTTAGTCTTGAGGCCATCAAGGCAAAATACGGTTGTTCGACCCGTGAGGCTGAACACTATATCGGGTTGCTTGATGCAACTGACGTTCTACAATACGCTGAAGAAGCTGGTTTTGACAAGGATCAGCTTAAGAAACTTCAAGCAGAATTGGGCAAAGAAGATGGACCGCGAAGCACTGCGAAAAGAAGCAGCAAGCCGAAGAAATGATGTTGGGGCACCGCTTCAGCAAGCCATTTCTTGGAACTGTGAGTTCTGTCTGCGTTCCTTCATGACGGAGAACGGCTTCATGAACCACCGCTGCATCGAGCGCGAAAAGATTGAGGAACTCAAGTCCCCAACTGGGCAAGCAGCGTACTCCTTCTACAGTGAGTGGATGAAGCTCCAGAAGCGCTCTGTGCCTGATCAAGAGCGCTTCATGAATTCGCGACAGTACAACTTCTTCATGAAGTTCGCCGTGTGGTCTGAGAAGACTGCTATTCCAAATCCCATGCAGTTCATCAAGGTCATGGTGGAAACTGGAACGCAGCCTGTTCTATGGTGCCGCGACACGACGTTCGCAATGTACTTGGAATGGTACGACAACGCGTACCCTCCAATTGACCAGTTCCTTGAGACTCACGACCGACTCGCAATGTACGCGGCTGAGTACGAAGTAACGTTGGATAACGTGTACAAGGCACTTGGCGCTCGTGAGATTGCAAAGCAGGTTCGGCGCCGCAAGCTTTCCCCATGGTTCCTCGTAGTCTCGAAGAAGTTTCTCGAGTGGGTGCAGACCCTACCAACTGATGAGCGTGGTATGGTCAGTGATGCTGTAAACTTCGGAGCTTACGCAAGCAAGCTCAAACAACAACCAGAGCTGGCTCGTGAGCTGCGAGCTGCCTGTGAATCGGTGAACGTATGATGGAAATTTATTTGCTCCTTGCGGATGGCGATGGCACGATGCGGTCTTCAGACACTCCATTTGGCGTGGCAGTGACTTCAGAAGAAGAGGCAAAGCGATTTGTTGCCGAAGGTAAGGTTGGGTACACACATTCATACCAGAAGCTGGTCGTGTTTGACGACAAGGATGACGCCATTCGACACGCGTTTCCACGTTAAGGATTCACTTTGGACATCGATATAGACATTCCTTCGTCGTTTGATCGCAGCACTTTCCCGTGGGCTCGAGCTACAGTGGTGCGTGACGGCCAGATGACGCCTCACCCATGCGGCATGCACCCACAAACAATTCCAATTGATCCGTTGACTGGCCTATCAGCGATTCCTTATGAGGACGCTGAGGACATCGGCTTCTTCAAGATAGACTTTCTGCACCTTGGCGTGTACTCATTCTTCACGAAGCGCTCTGAGATCGATGAGCTCTTGCAGAAAGATCCTGACTGGTCGCTGTTACAGGTTCAGTCCAACCACTCGAAACTCTTCCAGCTTGCTAACCACGGTGAACTGCTGCTGAAGTTGAAACCAAAGTCTCTCTTAGATCTGGCTGACGTCCTCGCGCTAATTCGTCCAGGTAAGCGACAACTAGTACCTTTGTACCAGAAGGATAAGGAAATGGCTCGCAAACTACTGTGGGCC